AGCATTGTCGTGGCGCTGAGAGCCATTGAGACCACGTTACAGGCATTGATCATGGCGCGTGAGTCTTTGGCGCTATTTTCGTCCCCTGACATATGGTTGTTAAGGGTATCAATGTTAACCAGTGCGACTGGCTCCGACGTTAAAGCCCGGACCGCCGCGATCACCTGCGTCGCAGCGCCAGGGCCATCCATGTCAATCGCCTTGTTGCTGATTAGCAAGTTGTCCAGGCTCGTCACGTTGTTACGCTTGCACCAGCTTGCGATCCGCTGGCGCATACCGTAGTTCCCCTCGCCGGCTAGGTACACCACGATGCCGGGTTTGGTTCTGATGCCGTGCCAGTCGATACCGCTGGCTATGCAACAGGCCATGTCTAGCGCAACGAACGTCTTACCTACTCCCGACTCGCCATACATCATGGTTGTGGCGTATGCCGGAAGCCAACCCTTCACAATCCACGGGACGGGGCTTGGTTGGCCCAAGAAGCTCGTTGCGCGGGTCAGGAAGTAGTCTCGTGTCTCCTCTTGGGTGAAAAGCGTGTCAAGGGCCGCAGAACCGAGCGCGTTACTGGCCGCAACGTCTGCGTCTGGTTCGTACCTCGTGACTGACCTTGCGATCTGCTTAATCTCGCTCGATGGTAATGGGATTTCGCAGCGTGTCTCGTTTGCAACACTAATCGCGGCCAGGATCTCGGCTTCGGTCATGCCAAACGAGCGCATCGCACCGGCCAGACTGGTCAGGCCATCGTTACGATTGCCTTGGATCAGATCGCCGTTGGTTGTGGGCGCGACCTTGCGCTGACCAAGAAGCGGCAACCAATGGGCTGGTATCTCTGTTGGTGCGATACCGTCCAACGGATCGCTGGATGCCTCCCATTCGTAGGCTCGGTGTTCGATTGTGGACGGGTAGACAATGAAATACCTGCCATCGGCCAGCAGGTCTATCCCATCGGCCAGCTTGCAGGATCGGATGCCATCCACGTGCTTGGCAACGTAGTGCTGCCCGCCACCTGCGGTCATAGCCATCACGCCGTCTGGAATCTGGCCGTGCTGGCCTAACCATTCAGCCCAACTGGCGTCCCCACCATTGCGTGGGTCAATATCAAACACAACGATACCGCTGGCGCTGCCGCAAGCAATGCCGACGTTCAAGTTAGGGTTCTGCCCCCACCAACGCTGGATCTGGGCCGGGTCTGTCGTCGCATCGTTGACCCCGTGAGCGGTGGCTGGAACCTTGCCGTTTGGCACTACTGGTAACACTCGCCAGCCCCAACTTGCATACAAAAGCGCCGCGTCAATCTTGTTCATGGTCTGCACGTAACTTGCCCTCGGTCTTAACTTCAATCTCGTACTGTCGCGCCATCGGGGGGCGTTCACCCCACCGATAGATCACTTGGGGCCAGACCCCAAGCGCATCGGCAAGCTTCTTCAAGCTCCCAAAAAATTGTATCGCCTCGTTCGTTGTCACTTTTTTCCACCTCGGTTGAAACTTTGTGTTGACACTCTAAAGTTAAACGGGTAAAGTAGCAACAACTGCACGAACCGATGGCCGGACGGTGTAGCAAAACAGAGGTGACCAAGATGAGAGCAATCCTAAAAGCAGCATTCAAGATTCGTCAGCTTCACCAGACACTCTTGAACATCAGCGATGACGATGGCAAGGAGATTGAGGATTACACAGACTCCGAGATCGTCAATGAAGCCAAGTACGTTCTGTCAACGTATTTCGAAAGCGGCCACATCAACAACGATGAACTCAACGGTGAGTACGGTGCAGCCGAGGAGCGCCTTGCAATGCAGGACGTTCGCAAATTGAAAGTTCTCATCGCCAAGTACGAAAAGATTTGATCGACTGAGTAAACCAACCGGGGGCCTCGGCCCCCACAACCAAGGAGTAACCATGAAGTTTGAAGAGAAAGAAGACCCACCTTGGGTCATCATTTTGGCGTCGATTGCGGTCGGCGCATCTGCTGCCATCTGTTTGTTTCTTGCGCTAAGTGGAGGCATCTGATGGCAATTCAGTTAAAGCGGACTAAGGAAGCCACCGCGCAAGCGGTCAAGCTTTTGGTTTACGGTCAAGCTGGTGCGGGTAAGACCAGTCTTATCCCAACCCTGCCAAAACCCGTGATTCTAAGCGCAGAGGGCGGCTTATTGAGCATCGCTGATACCAACCTACCTTTTATTGAGATCACGAGCATGGATGATCTTAGGGAGGCTTACAAGTGGCTGACTAGCAGCACCGAAGCGGCAGAGTTTGAGTCGGTGGCGCTAGACAGTATTAGCGAGATCGCCGAGGTGGTGCTGAACGCGGAAAAGAAGATCAACAAAGATCCACGCGCTGCCTACGGCGCGATGCAAGAGCAGATGGCCGACATCATTCGAGGTTTCCGCGACTTACCCGGCAAGCACGTCTATATGTCGGCAAAATTGGAAAAGACCCAGGATGAGATGGGCCGCGTGTTGTACGCACCCTCGATGCCGGGTAACAAGACCGGCCAGTCGCTGCCTTACTTCTTCGATGAGGTGTTGGCTTTGCGGGTTGAGAAGGATACCGAGGGTAATACCCGCCGCGCCTTGATGACTGATGGCGATGGGTTGTGGCTTGCCAAGGATCGTAGCGGCAAGCTGGAAGTTTGGGAAGACGCCGATCTCGGCGACATCATAAGGAAAATTGGATCATGAGAGTGTTTGACGACATCACACTAGATGAACTAGCCGAGCGTTGGATTGGCTACAAGGAAGCCGAGAAGGTGGCCGTTGAGAAACGGCGCGATATTGAGGACGAGATTGCTAAGAAGGTCAATTTCCCAGAGACGTTTGAGGGGACCGAGAACGTGGTGCAAGTCGGGTCACCCTTTGCAATTAAGATTGAAGGTCGGGTCAACCGCACGGTCAACGCTGACAAGTTGCTGGTCATCGCTCATGAGACGGGTAATGAAGAGCACCTTTCCACCGTATTCCGCTGGAAACCTGAGATCAATATGACCGTCTGGAAAGCAACAGACGAGTCAATTACCAAACCGTTTGCGGCAGCTATTACTGCCAAGCCCGGTCGCCCATCGTTCACCATCACAAGGAAGTGAAATGCTTTTAGACGAAACCTTTGACGTTGCCTCGCTACCTCAGTCCGAGCGCAACTTTGAACCCCTGCCCGCTGGCTGGTACACCGCAACAATCTCCAACGCAGAAGTGATGCCAACGAAGATGGGCAACGGCAAGTACATCAAGATCCGTTACGACATCCAAGGCCCAACGCACCAAGGGCGCGTGGTGTTTGGCAACTTGAATGTACGCAATCCAAATCCGAAGGCCGAGGAGATCGGACGCCAGCAGTTGGGCGAGATCATGCGGGCGATTGGCCTGACCAGTTTGAAAGACACCGATCAGATGATCGGCGGCAATTTGTCAATTAAGCTTGATATCCGTATCTCAGAGCAGTATGGCAACAGCAACGAGGTAAAGGGGTTTAAGTCGCTGTCAGGCGGTTCTGCACCTGCACCGAAGGCTGCGCCATCAGCCCCGGCTGCGGGCGTAAAGGCCGCGCCACCGTGGGCTAAGAAGTAACAGGCAAAAAAATGCCCCGGTGGAGTGCCGGGGCAAATCGATACCAAGGAGAGCACACGAGATGAAAATACCTGACGCTCAGTATAGCATCCCAGAGTTAATCGACCAACACCACGCCAGCAAACTAGAAAGGCCACGCGCTCATCTTGGTGCAAGCCAACTTGGTCACGCTTGCGACCGCTGGCTATGGTTGTCGTTTAGATGGGCCGTGGCGAGTAAGTTTGAAGGCCGCGTGTTACGTATGTTCAGACGCGGCCAGAACGAAGAAGCAACGATCAAAGATGATCTTCAAGCCATCGGCATCCAGTTTAAGCCAGGGCGGGCGCAAGAGCGCGTGGACTTTGGTTGTCACATCAGCGGGAGCATAGATGACATCGCCTTATCTGGAGTGCCTGGAGCGCCACAGAAGAAACACGTTTGTGAGTACAAAACCCACAACAAAAAATCGTTTGAACAAGTTGAAGACAAGGGTGTGGAGCGCGCCAAGTTTGATCACTTTGTGCAAATGCAGTCTTATATGCACGGCATTGGTATTGACCGCGCGTTGTATGTGGCTGTCTGCAAAGATGACGACCGACTCTATACCGAGCGGGTGGAGTACGACAAAGGCGTTGCCGAAAACGCAATAGCCCGTGGTAAACGCATCGCGTTATCAGACCGGATGCCAGAGCCTCTAAGCGCAGACCCTAGCTGGTATCAATGTAAGTGGTGTCCAGCGCATGAGTTCTGCCACGGCGACCGCCTGACCAAAGAGGTCAACTGCCGCACCTGCGCCCATAGCACAGCGACCGAGGATTCTAAGTGGATCTGCGAGCGCCACGCCGGTAACGAGATCCCCGTTGAGTGGCAGCACGAGGGTTGCGGCTCCCATGTCCTGCACCCCGATATGGTCCCTTGGCAGCGCAAAGAAGCCGGTGACGAGTGGCAGACCATTTACATCATCAACGGCAAGGAAGTGGTGAACGGCGAGCCAGGTGATGGTGTGTACGGGTCTAAGGAACTGGTTGCTAACGCTGCCGCTTGTGCTGAGTCTGACGAAGGTATGATTGAGTTTCGCAAGATGTTTGATGCGCGGGTAGTTGGATGATTCTGCGTGACTACCAGCAGCGGGCCATAGACAATCTGTACGCCTGGTTTATTGCTGGCTATGCTGGCAACCCCTGTCTGGTATTGCCAACTGGATCAGGCAAGAGCCACATCGTTGCCGCTATCTGCGAAGACGCGCTGACCAAATGGCCTGAGACGAGGGTGTTGATGCTGACCCACGTTAAGGAACTAATTGAGCAAAACGCCGAAAAAATGTACACGCATTGGCCGGACGCACCGCTTGGCATTTACAGCGCGGGCATAGGGCGGCGTGAGTTGCACCAGCCTATTACGTTTGCCGGAATACAGTCGGTGCGGAATAAGGCAGCGCAAATTGACCACGTTGATCTGGTGATCATTGACGAGTGCCATCTGGTCAATCACAAAGACACCGGCGGCTACCGCGATTTGCTGCGCCAGCTTCAACGCATCAACCCAAACCTGCGGGTCATTGGCCTGACCGCCACGCCGTATCGTCTAGGCCACGGCATGATTACGGATGAGCCAGCGATTTTTAACGCTTTGATTGAGCCGGTCACGATTGAAGAGTTGGTCTTTAAGAAGCATCTGGCCCCGCTGCGCTCCAAAGTGACTACAACCAAACTAGATACCGATGGCGTTGCCAAGCGCGGTGGGGAGTTTGTTGAAGGCGAGTTACAGAAGGCGGTCAACACCAAAGACCAGAATGTGCGCGTGGTGTCCGAAGTAATTGCGCTGGCCGAAGATCGGCAGCATTGGTTGTTCTTTTGCACCGGCGTATCCCACGCCCAGAACGTCTGCGAGATCCTGAACTATTGGGGTGTGCCGTCTAAGTGTGTGACTGGCGACACACCCAAGAAAGAGCGCGAGAAGATCATTGAGGAGTTCAAAAGCGGAAAGATTAGGGCGTTAACTAACGCCAACGTGTTGACCACCGGGTTTGATTACCCAGACATTGACCTAATCGCCATGCTGCGCCCAACGATGTCACCTGGTTTATATATCCAGATGGCAGGTCGAGGGATGCGGCCCAAGAGCCACACCGATCATTGTTTGGTGCTGGACTTTGCCAAAGTAGTTGCAACGCATGGGCCGATTACTAACGTCCAGCCTCCCAAAAAGGGAGGTTCTGGTGACGGCGTAGCCCCGGTAAAGGTATGCGACAACTGCAACGAGATCTGTGCTTTGGCGATGCGCGTATGCCCCGCTTGCGGGACGGATTTTCCCGTCGTTGAGCCTAAGAAACTAAAGCTACAGTATGACGACATTATGGGAGACAGCGGGACCGAGATGGCGGTCACCGACTGGTCTTGGCGGCGGCACGTTAGTCAGGCCAGCGGCAAGCTAATGGTGTCAATCACCTACTACGGTGGCTTGAGCGATACGCCTATCACCGAATATCTGCCCATATTGCATTCTGGTTTTGCCGGTGAGAAGGCGTTGGGTACGCTGTATTACATCGCTAACAAAGCACAGGCGGTGTTGAACCAGATTAACGAAGTGGCTGAGTCAGACGCGGTTGATTATGTTGTGGCGCAAATGAACCAAGGGTTTCCCCCAGTATCCATTGAGTACAAACGCGATGGAAAATTCTACCGAGTGGTGAGTAGGAAATGGTGATGCCAACAGAACATGAAGAGCAACGTGACCTGGTGCGCTGGTTTCGCCAGACGTACCCAGACGTTCGTATTTTTGCTATCCCAAACGGGGAGAAACGAAGCATCAGCGTGGCGGCACGGCTTAAGACTGAAGGCGTTAGCGCCGGGGTCCCTGACCTTTTTGTGCCGTCATGGGGTTTGTGGATTGAGATGAAACGTCAGAAAGGAGGTGTGTTAAGACCAGAACAGAAGGATTGGATTGAATATCTACAAGGATGCGGACATCGGGTCATTGTGGGGTACGGATTTGACGATGCCAAAACCAAAATTGGAGAGAACACGTGACTAAGAAACAAAAACCAGAGTTCAAAGTAAATTTTAGCCTTGCTGAAATGCTTCAGCGTTTTTCTGACTACGCGCTGGAACCCGTATTCAGGTTGCCCAACAGCGAGCAGATTGTTGTGCCACATTTTATTGAGCCGCATCAATGGATGGGGTTGGGTGGGTTCGTGTATTTAACTGAGGAGTTGCTTAACTCTCGTGCGGTCCCAGAACTTCAATGCTTGTGGACCAGACCGTGGACTGAGAAAATTATCTTCCAAGGCAAAGAACGGGCGTTCAGCAGCGCAGAACTCAAAATCTTGATAAAGGCACGGCTATGAGCAAAGCAGAAGCATGGCGCAAGTGGTGGTCTGTAATCCACAAGACCGCACCCGCTGG